GATTTATCTGACAGTCCAAAAGTTAGGTCAATGTTTCAGAAAGCTATAGGAGAACAAAACCTATTAAAACAGTTTGATGAAATGGCAGAAGATGAATCTATACAAACTTCTCTTGCTGAAATGAATTGGCATAAAAAGAATGGTATGAGCGATGTTGAACCTAGATCATTCCCCCACAACAAACGAATTGCAAAAGCGTTTGACCGAGCTAAGAAACGAGCTTGGGCTTCTCTCAGAGACAATAACGACGTCCAAAAATTACTTCTCGAAGAAAGAGAACAGAAATTAAAAAATAGACAAGCAAACAAAGGCACGATCCAAAAGATCATAGAGATGCCTAACTAAATCCGCCCGTCAAATTATCCAAAGATAAATGGCGACAATTACAGAAGAATACAAAACAGGTACAGGCACGTCCCGTACTTTTACAACTCAATACATAAACGAAACTGACATCAAAGTCAGAGTGAATGGTGGAGCTCCTCTTACATTTAGTACAGGCACACTATCCACAGGACAATATAATATTGCATCTAATGCAACGACCATAACTTTTGGTGATTCTTATAGCGGCACTGACGTTTTACACATATATAGTGAAACAGATGTATCTAGCCCAACAGTAAGTTTTACTCCCGGTTCATCTATTAAAGCTGCTGATCTTAATTCCTTAGAGACATTAGTCAGGCATGGTATTAAAGAAAATAGAAACCAGATAATAGATCAAGATATTAGACCCGGAGTTGTTACTTCGTCTCATATCAAAGATGGCACATTAGTTGATGCTGATATCTCAGGATCTGCTTCTATTGCTCAGAGCAAACTAGCTACAGGTACATTACCTAGTGGTATTCAGGTTAACTCAGCAAACATAGTTGATGGATCTATCGTCAATGCTGACGTTAGTCCTAGTGCAAATATACAAGGTTCTAAATTAGCTGACGATTCAGTGCCACTAACTAAATTAGGATCTGGTTCACTACCAAGCGATATAACTATTTCTGATAACTACGTTAACAGAAGTATTAAAGAAGAAGATATACAAGTAGGTGCACTAGACAATAGGTACTACACAGAGACTGAGCTAGACGCCGGTCAACTAGATAATAGATACTACACCGAAGATGAACTTCGTATTAATGGTGCTATTGATAGTAGATACTACACCGAGACTGAATTAGATAATGGAGTTTTAGATACTAGATATTTTACTGAAGGCGAACTAAGTGGTGGTGCACTAGATACTAGGTACTACAACGAAAGTGAACTAGATGCTGGACAGTTAGATAATAGATACTACACAGAAACTGAATTAAACGCTGGTCAGTTAGATACTAGGTATTACACAGAAACTGAACTTCTTAATGAAGGTAAAATTGATGGTAGATACTACACAGAAACTGAGCTAGACGCTGGGCAACTAGACAATAGATATTTTACTGAAACTGAACTTACCTCTGGTGGTTTAATTGATAGTAGATACTACACAGAAACAGAACTAGATGCTGGTCAACTAGACACAAGGTACTACACAGAAGCTGAGCTTAATGGTGGTCAATTAAATGATCAGTATTTTCAAGAGTCAGAACTTTTAGGTGGTGCTTTAGACGGTAGATATTTTACTGAAACAGAAATAGCTAATGGTGCTGCTGATACTAGGTATTACACAGAAACTGAGCTAGATGCTGGTCAACTAGACAACAGATACTACACAGAAACAGAAGCTGAAGCTTTATTCCTTAGACAGGACTCTTCAGAAACTATTGCTAGTGGAGTTACATGGTCTAACGCAGATGACAAAGTAGCTACAACTGCTGCTATCAATGCAAGAATTATTGACCTTGTTGACGAGGTTGGTGGTTTTACAGTTATAGCAACTGAATTAGTTTTTCCAAATACAAACCCACAAGGAGCTACAGGTCAGGCAGCAATATTAAGTATTGGTGCTTTGACACAGGGATATACAAGAAGTGGAACTACTGTAACTATTGCTAACGGAACAATTGGAAATAGCACAGTAACTATCACTGGAGTTCCTTTAGATTTGCCAAGTGGATTCGGATTATTAGTTGAATCTACAGCAACATTAAATACATATACTTTTCATAGATTAGTTCCTAAAGCTACTGAGGTAACAACAGTTGCAACCAACATTACTAATATTGTTGCAGCCGGGGCAAATGTATCTGATATTAATAACTTTGCTGATTTATACCAAATTAGTGGAAGTGCTCCTACACAAAGAGTAGATGGTAATTCATTAGTAAGTGGTGATTTATGGTTTGATAATAGTAACGGAAACTTAAGAGTTTGGAATGGTAGTGCATGGGCAATTATTACACCAGCCCAATCAGTATTAGATGACGTAGCTATTGTATCTGGTGCTATAACATACAGTGAAGACCTTGGATTAATTACAGACCCTGTTACTACAGGTAGTTCTAACGGTTCGTTAGATATAGTTGCAGATGCTTTAGAAGACGAAGCAACATTTACTGTTACTGCATCTGGAGGAGCTTTCTTAATTGATGGTGTATCTAAGCCAGCTTTAACTTTATATAAAGGTTGGACATATACATTTGACGTAAGTAATAGTTCTAATGGTGCTCATCCATTACGTTTCTATGCTGGTAGTTCACAATATTCTACTAACGTAGTTGTTACTGGTACTCAAGGTAGTGCTGGAGCAAAGGTATCTATTAAGATTCCTGAAACTCAGCCTACTAACTTTCAATACTATTGCACAAACCATAGCGGCATGGGTAACACCATCACTGTTAAGGATGATCCAATAAAGACAGTATCAGATAACGTAGTTAAAATTATTGCTACTGCTGATAACTCAAGCAATATAAACGCAGTACAAGCTAATGAATCAAACATTAACGCAGTACAAGCTAACGCTTCTAATATTAATGCTGCCGTTAGTAATGCTACAAATATTAATGCTGCTGTATCCAACGCTTCCGACATTTCGGCAGTCGCTGGAAACAACTCCAATATCACAGCCGTAGCAAATAACGAGACAAATATAAATGCAGTTAAAAATAACGAAACTAATATTAATGCAGTAAACGCTAATAAAACAAATATTGATGCGGTAGCTGGAAACAATTCCAACATTACTGCTGTAGCTAATAACTCAAGCAATATTAATAGTGCAGTTTCAAACGCATCGAATATTAATAGTGCGGTATCTAACGCTTCAAATATAAACAGTGCAGTTTCTAATGCGACAAACATTAATACTGTTGCTACAAATATTACTGACGTAAATACTTTTGCTGATAGATATCAAATTGCTACTTCTAACCCATCAACAGATGGCGGTGGTAATGCACTAGCTCCCGGAGATCTATTCTTTAACAGTTCAGCTAATGAACTAAGAATTTGGAATGGTACTCAATGGCAAGGTGGTGTTACAGCAGTAGGAGATTTATCACAAGTATCTGGTTCTACCTTTACAGGAGATAACAAATATAACGACAACATCAAAGTTAAATTTGGTACAGATTCAGATCTTTTAATATTTCACGATACCAATGATTCGATCATTAATGAAGCTGGTACAGGTAATTTAAAAATACAAAATGCTGGTAGCACAAAAGTAGAAGTTACAGCTACAGGCGCATCAATAACAGGACTAATGTCAGCAACAACTATAGATGGTTCTGCTGGAAATAATTTAACTCTCGATTTCGGTACACTTTAAATGGCAAAATTATTAAAATTAAGACGTGGCTCGACTACCGCGCACGCATCATTTACAGGTGCCGAAGGCGAAGTCACAATAGACACAACAAAAGATACAGCCGTAATACATGACGGTGCACAAGCTGGTGGTAGACCACTAGCAAGAGAAGATATGTCAAACGTATCTTCAGCTTCCATTGCTGGAAGATTAGGTGCAGATTCCATAGCAGTCGATAAAATTGCTGGTGGTACATTACCTTCAGACGTAAAGGTAATCACTGCAAATATAAATGACTCACAAATTAATAATGCAAAAATAGGAGCTAACGCTGCAATAGCTGGAACTAAGATTTCTCCTAACTTTGGATCACAAAATATAGTTACATCTGGAACTGTTGATGGTAGAGATGTATCTGCTGATGGTTCTAAATTAGATGGTATTGAGTCCGGAGCAACAGCAGATCAAACTGCTGCTGAGATTCGTACACTTGTAGAATCAGCATCTGACAGTAACGTATTTACTGACGCAGATCACAGTAAGTTAAATGGCATAGAAGCATCAGCTACAGCCGATCAGACATCTACAGAAATAAAATCTTTATTAGCATCTGATAATTTAACATCAGCTCACCTTGCAGCAGATTCTGTAGGTAGTTCTGAAATAGCTCCCGACGCAGTAGATGTAACAAAAATGCTTAACTTTCCAACAGGCACATTGTTGGGAAGATCAAGTGCTGGAACTGGTAATGCAACTACTCTTACAGCTTCACAAGTT